ACAGAAGCAAGTTTTGTTCCCTGCCTATAATTTGTTGCTCCTGTTGTTCCGTCGCTAAACTGCAAAAAACTCTGTCCGTCTGCCCAAAATAATTTATTGTTTAGCTGGGCAAACTCAATTTGATTTGTGGAATTTGCAGATGTTCCGCCAGTAGTCGAGAACGTGCTTGAGCCTGTATTGTAAGAATAAAGAGATCCGTTTGTGGCCAGAATAATTGTCTCAATGTTTGGCGTATCGAAATAAAACATACCCTGAACTGTGCTGGCCGTGGAAAGGCTTGTCGAAATTGTTTCAATACCCTGGCGAGTCTGAAGGTTGCCATTTGGCGAAATGGTCATGTTCAGCAGCTCAGAGGCTGCGTTATCCGCAATAAGATTGGGGCTAATGCCAGATACTTGCCCACCATCAAAACTTGGCGTGACAGCTACCGACAGTACATCATCTGTTGCATCCGTGAAGTACGGCATGGCTTTAGATGATCTCTTCTAAACCAAGTTCACCAAGAGATGATGGTGTAATTTGCTTCATTCCGCCAACTTGGCTCAATTCATAATTTGCCATTGCGGATAAATCTGTATTGGCAGTTTGAACAACAAGCTGGGCCTTGCCATACTGACGCTCGCGCTCAAGTGCGTCTGCGTGGGTCAGGGCAAGTACTACATGACTGACATGCGGAAGGCGAAGTTCGTCACCAAGAGCATTTGTGGATGGAGGAAAGTCTACAACGTAGTTTGAGCGAGTAAGGCATTGGAGCTTTTCGACAACCTTTAATGTTGTTGTGCTTGCTGTATCAAGTCCTGGGTAAACATCAATTTCTGCAATACCAGAAGAATTACGACCCTTAAAATAATACGCCTGTGGGGTTCCTGTCCTGCTTACGTCAAGAAGATCTGCATCTTGCGATATGATTGTTGCCAAATCCATTGGAGTAAGCTCATCGTCACCCCATGCAACAGAAAGAGGGGCTTCTACGTTTGTTCCAAGAGGAACTGTTCTGCTGAAAGTTATTGCACCAGTTGGGGCTGGACTTGATCCAGCAGCATCAACCTGCCATTGCGTAAAGTCAGAAGTTCCGCCTGTTGAATAAATTGGCAATGTTAAATATGTGAATCCTGCATTTGCTTGATTTATTTGCCAATATGCACTTCCATCCCATTGGATATAATTTGTGAATGTTTGATCTCCAGTAAATTGAGATGTGCCAAATGTTGTTCTTGTATATGTTCCATTTGATGCCGTACTTCCAGCACCAGAAATAATAATTTGAGCTACATTGTTAATTGAATATGTAGAATTTGTAATCGTCTCGCGCCAAGGCGCAAAGTTCCAAACGCGACGATAGTTTAGGGCTGCTGACTTTTGCAGGAACGTGATAGTATCAACATCGGTCTTGCCGATCTTCTCGCCTGCAAACTGCGCGATTTCGGTGATGGTCATTTGCTGGCCAGTTGTGCTTCTAAGCTGTCAACCTTGGCGGAGAGTTGCTGGATGGCTTTGATCATTGGAGCAATGAGTTCAGTATATCCAATTCCAAGAACGTCATCTCCTCCCTTAATTTTATAATCCTGATATCCACCAAAATCAATACCATTCCTATCAAGAACTTCCTTAACCTCTTGTGCAATCAATCCGTGGTGATATCGATTTCTCTTCTTGCTTCCATCATGCGTAATATTTGCAAGTTTATATATTTCTGGATCTGCATTCTTATCAAAAGATGGTCTATAATCTTCGCGCATGTCCCATTTGAAATCCACAGGACGTAATTCTTTTATGAATTCAAGTCCAAGATTTGTATCTTTTACGTCAGCCTTATCTCTAAGGTCCGACCTGTCAATCAAGGCTCCATATGCATATGCTCTTGTTGCGGAATCGCCAAGTTGAACCTGGTTGCTTCCAGCAACTGCTGCATTTGCGCCAAGGCCAGTGGAATTAACGTAAGCGCTATTTGTAATTAATGCATTATATCCAACAGCAGTATTTGCAGATCCACTTGAAGAGTATAGCGCATTTGATCCAAATGCAGAATTTCTGCTTCCAGCAGATGTAGGTGAAAATAAAGCGAAATAACCAAATGCAGAATTATCAGATCCAGTTACATTTGAGTATAGTGAAAACCCTCCAAATGATGAATTATAATTTCCAGTTGTATTTCCACTTAATGAGCTATATCCAAATGATGAATTATAAGTTCCAGATGTATTTGCTGACAATGCTGTATGCCCAAATACATTGTTTGTAAATTGAAAATTATTCCCTCTTGTTCCAGCTGTTACACCAGCAATTGTCGCGTTATTTGTTGCAACAAGAGTTCCAATCGTTCCTGCCGTAAAATTGCAGGATGTTCCTAGTGATACTGATCCAGAATAGGTTCCGCCTGTAAGAGTTCCACTAAGAGTGCTTGCGGTTAATGTTTGAATTGTTCCGTTAGTTGTGAAAAATGAAGTTGGTCCAAAATATGTTCCAGCAAGTTGTCCGATAGTTCCAGTTGTGCTATTAAACGTTCCAACTGTCCCCCTGGTGCAGGAAAGCGTGCCAATCGTGCCAGAGTTGATGCTTAATGCACACTCAGGGTTAATCGTAGCATCCGCAATCAAAGCGTTAAGCTTCGTATTGGTTACTGTGTCGTTTGCACCAAAACTGGTTCCTGCTGTAAAATTCGGCATATTTTCTCCTAGTTATTCCTATTTTTTATTACGTCCCAAGCCATTGAGCATATAAGGCCAATAACGCCAGAGAGGGCTAGTATCTTAGTCCTTAGATGCTCCAGCGCATTAACCTTATTAGCAATGTCTGCGTAGTTTGCAAGTGACCTTTCTACCATAGCATAAAGCTGGAGCTGGCGTTCCTCCATCCTAGCAAGCCTAACTTCCATGTTCCAAACCTGTTCTTCGCTCATGGCCTGGTGGCTCCAAGGTCGGATGCTGCACCCATGTCCGAATATACAGGAAGCTGGTTATTGTCAACCTTGCGTGGCGAACAAGAGTCAAAGAAAAGGCAGACTAAAACTAGGTTAATAAATCGCATATTTTGTATTTAGATATGTCTCGACTTGTTGGCGTTGTGGATTTGTAAGGACTCTGTTGTACATAACAATTTCGGCTACCTTGCCCTTAAATGTGTAAGGCCCACCAGGACTTGCAATACCAATACGGAAAGTACCATCATCATATGGAAAATCGTTGTATACATTTGTATTGTCGGAATGCATTAAATCTCCGTTAATGTAGTTCCTCCAATCATTGTTAGTACTTACCACAGAATAAACAGTCCAGAAATTAACAATATCATTTGGAGCCGTAAGCGGACCCTTTCTGTTTGCTGAGCAAAAACCATCATAAACAGAGCAATCTAGTCCATATGGCATATGAGTTGATTCACCAGCACCACCAAAATCACCAAAAACAGGTCCGTTGGCATTTGGCTCATTACAAACATCGTCAACGTACATAACGGCAAATGCAGTTGTTCCTGTTTCACCAACAATAGAACCAGAATTTAGAATGTTAAATGCTCTTGTTGAACTTTCGTCTAATGGCGAAAGGTTTATTACTGGATATCCATTCAAACTATTCGATATAAAAATTGGTGCTGAATCATATGGTGAGCAATATGCTGAACTTCCGCTCTGATCTGCCCAAGCTGTTACGTTTGACCCAGAAAGAGTAACGCCTGCATTAGATTTTAGCCATAAGGATAGGCCAGATAAGCTGGCTGGCGAGAATGGTGCAGATGTTCCACCAACCTTGCGGATGTTTTGTACTCCTAATCCTAATGATAATCTTGGCATATAATTATTAGGCTAATGCTGCACTAATTGCGTTTATTAAAGTTGTCACTCTTGTGTCCATGCTTGCAATTGTAATGCTTTTGCCAATTGAATAAAATGACATGCGAGCATTAGAAAATGAATTTGGAGTTGTTGAATTGAATCCACAAAATACACCAAATAGCTGGCTAGATGGGGCGCTCGATGCTGCTGTTGTTGTCAAATCGCTAATAGACCCACCAGAATAAGTTACTCTTGAGGAAAAATTGGCCGAATTATTTCTTGTCGAAGCCTGAAATCCTATTGGAGCTGAAGAAAAAGTTCTTCCAGCAGTTGCCCTATTTCTAAAAACAATATTTGTTGTGGTTCCGTATTGTATGCTTAATATTGCACCAAGAGCAGATTGTGTTCCCACAAAAACACCAGATCCGTCAGATTGGCTTTGTGATATATAGCAAGAAATATGTGAATTATCTTGTGGGAAATTTGTTGTATCGTTGTTATTATAACCAGTAGCAAGATATTTATCCGCATCATTTCCAAGCAATCCAAGAGTTCTGCTATAATCACCAGAAATAAAATTATTATTTGTTGGCGCATTTCCTCGCAATGGAACTAATGCTCCAGCAACAGTTCTGGCTCCAGCCATAATACAAGATGTTACTATTGAGTCCCAAATGCCATCAGCCTTGCAACCAAGAACAAAATTGTTAATTGCTATTTTTACGCTTGTTTCAAGTCCCTGGCCATCGGCTGCTTCAACTGCAGATAAATAAGATAATGCGTCAGGATCGTAATAGAACACGCTTGATCTATTTCTAACTGGAGATATGCCTAATCCAAGTTGTGGCATAAAATCACAATGCAATCACACGCCAAGGGATAGAACCTTTGGCGGTGTGGTTGCTTGAATCATTAACCAGCTATGTAGCCGATCACCTTGCCAGTTCCAGCCGTGTAGCTGTCAAACTCGCCATAGATGATATTTCCTGAGCCAATCGTAATTCCTGTCAGAGTACCATCATATTTACCGCTGATTGCGCTAAACGTAGTATCTGAAAGCATCTGGATTGCCCAGTAGCCAGCAGCAGCTGTTCCTTGCGTCCCTACGGAAAATCCGTATTGAGCTTGGAATTTATCTAATGCGCGTGACATTAGCTGTGTAGGGCAATCCGATAGGAAGTGCCGTTAAGAGTCACGTTCAAGGAAGCAGGAGCGGTTGCAACAGTATTAACTGTGCCACCGCTGGAGCTTGCCGTAAACTCAATGACGTTGGTGAAGTTAGCTCCGTCAATGCGGACAGCCTTATTCTTTGCTTTAATCGGACTGCGTTGAAACTCATTAGCCATATTCTTAATCTCCTTTTCGACTCCAGGCACGTTTCACTTGATCCG